ACAATCGGTTTGCCATTTGACATTGCATCAAACGAAAGCGGTGCAACGCTTGTGCTGTCGCCTGCTCCGAATTCCTTGATATTGAGCACTGCTCCAAGGAATACCACTTTTGTGCCATCAGGGAATGTCCACTGAAAGTCTGCCTCTGCATCTCTTCCGCTCTTAAATGCAAGACCACCAACATAGTCGTTACCTGCATCGCCTACATTTCTCTTGCCACTTACAGAGATGGTCACGCTCTTTGCTGTCATCAATCGCCTTGCCCATCCTTCTTGGTCAAAAGGTTTCCACTCCTCGACGCCATTGTCAAAAGACACGGAGAAACTTTCCATGTCCGCAATCTGTACAAATGTACCACCAGTCACACTCTTTCCATCTGTGCCTGCTTTTGCCGCTGCACCAGTGTTTACCTGGAATTGGTTCTCATATACTGGATATACTCCCGTTTTCTTTGCCATTACTCTTCCTCTCTTTCTTTGAGCTCGTAATATAAATTCATTTCTATGACACGCTCATAGATTCCGTTGTCATCTGTTCCAACATCAATCGGCTCGTTCTGTAGCAATTCAATCACATTGATTCTGTGCTTGCCAATCACTACCTCGCTTTTACTTTGCTCCATGATTTGATTGTACAAGTACATTGCTCTCTTCTCGGTCTCCACAGCATTGTTGTTGTGGTGCAGTAGTATGCTGATTGATTTTACCTCAAAACTCGCATTTTCTCTGCCACCAATTGCTATGTTAGGAGCACGCTCGTCTTTGCGTTGATATACCCCTACTGAACTCTCCTTCTTGTTGTCGAGTTTTCCTACATAGTAGTTCTTAGCTGCATTGAATGTTTTGAGCCAATCTTTAATGTCTGCTAATCCTAGCATTTTTAAACCCCCGTTAATCTCTTATAAAACGATGCAAATGTCTTTGTTGCGAAGTTTTCCTTCGAGCCTCCAGGAAGCCAATCCCCATACCATTTGCCCTTTGCGTTTGGATTTTCGCTCTTGTCAAATTTGTATTCAGGATGATAATAAAGGCGTCTCGCATATACCGCGTTGTGAATAAAGTTAATCTCGCCTGCTTTTGCGGCCTCTCTATCAATCGAAAAGGATTCGTTCTGCAGGTTTCCTGATTGCCTTGGAACAACCTGCGCTTGCACCACTTCCGTGTGCAGTGCCTCTGCGGTCATTTCTAGTGCTTGTATTGATGCTTTATTCAGCTTTGCAATTGCGGGTCCCTCTATTCTCACTTTAGAATCTGCAACCATCATATGTTTACTCCAAATCTATCCTCGTGTAATTAACACTACCATCAGGGTTGCGTGCCTTCATTCCTGATGCTATGTTGCGCATCTCTCCATTTACTGTCGCTGTGCCACCAGTTATTACTGCAACTCCTGGAGCAATATCGCCTTGAAAATATGCCGAGCCTGTGATTTGCACTATCTTCTTTTGTGCGGTTAGAATTTCCTTTGCCACATCTTGATAGTTGCACTTTAGATCTTTTGTGACGGCCATAATAGGCGCTCCCTCTTCAGTAAGTCCCTCTTCAGTAATTTCTAAATGAATAGGTGTGGTGCATACCTTCTTCATTACAAGGCATGGATATTTCATTTTAGATCACCTTCCTTGCTAGTCCCGTCTGTTTTATCAGACTATATATGTCGCGTGGTAATGCCACTCCATCTTGTACGATTACATTCCATGATGTGCCAAAAGACATCGACACCCCATTAATGCTGTACGATGCTAATACTGATTGTATTAGATCTTCGTTTTCGTACTCGAAATCTGCAAGCCTGCATACTGCCCTTTTTATTTTTTCTTGCTGAAAAAGGGTCAGGCTATTAAAACCCAACCCTCTAATCCTATTAAATGTCAAAGAATCAATGTGCTCGCTTGCGCTTGTAATGAACCTTTGTACTTCCTCTGCAGGGAGTTTGCCGCCATATGTGTTGATATAATATTCTTTATCAACATACATGCTATCACCCCCTTATTTCTTAGAGGTATTCTTTCCCTCTTCAGGTGCCTCTGCAGTTCCATCTTCTGAAGTTTCGATTGCTTTCTTTAGCTCCTCGTTCTCTGCCTTGAGTTTTTCGTTCTCTGCCTTGAGTTCTGCTGCAATTGCCTGCTCGTTTCCCTTGCCATGCTCGATAACCTCTCCACTCTCGTCAAAAATATCGAATCCTCTGTCTAGGTAATACTTCATCTCGATTTCATCGATTAAGTAAACCTTGTTATCTTTCTCTGCGTACATCATAACTTACCTCCTACTCTGCCTCTGCATTGATGCAAACGCCTGCTGCCTTGTTCTTGATCAAGAATAAATCCATGTAGAATCTGCTCTGTAGCAAATAAGAATCTGCTGTCTTTGCATCATGACCAGGTGTGAATACATTGATATAAGAATACTTATCTCTCGCAACTACGCAAGATGGATGAACAAGTATTGCTCTAATCTGCTTTGCCGTAGGTGCGGGAACTGCTCCCTCTGTAAAGTTGTACTTTGTCTTAAAACGAGCGGATGGTACACTTACGATCTCAACATCGTCAATGCTGTGTACATTTCTGTTAATGTCCTTTTCCCCTGCTGAAACATCTACTGTTCTCTGAATTCCATCTGCCTTTTTGAGGAGCTTTCTCACTGCAGGTGTTACATAGAGAATTCTGCCTTCTGATGGAACACTTGCATCGTCCATCTTTTCCATTGCCTCGTCGAACCAGTCAAGTACATTTGCGGCTGTGAGTGCGGTTGTGACAATGCTTGCTCCGTTTGCTGCATAAGTCTTTGCTTCTGCATAGAGCTTTGAATAATTGTACGAATCCTTTTCAGGAATTGTCTGATCTGCTTCGAGTGTATTCTGGACGTTTGCCATTTCGAGCACGAGGTTTGTCTCATCAACGTCCATAGGATCTACTCTTAGCTCAATATCTCTGTCGTGTGTGAGTTTCTTAGGCTCCCACTCGTTTGTCAGGTTTCCTGCATTGAATCCACCCCCCTGGCGATTGTGGTCCTTGTAACCTGAAACTGTGATTGATGGGAGCTTGATTGTCTGTGCGTTCAAAAACTTTACTCCAGGGTTTGACTGTGTTAGCGCAAACGATGTGAGTTCCCTTGAATACTTCTGCTGCAACTCGGGTGAAAACTGTTCTGCATAATTGTATACTGCCATTTTAAATTCCTCTCTTTCTAACTAATTACCAAAAATCTTTTTAAGCGCATCAGCTTGTGAGGTATTTGTTCCCCCCGTTGCTCCTGCGCCTACTTGCTGAAATCCTGCACCCTGCTCATCCGTCTTTTTGAGAGCTGGCACATCCTCCAAAACCTTGTTCACTGCAGCGATATAATCGTCCTCTGTAGATTCTACGGTGAGCGTACTTCTGTCAACTAGCTTTAAAACATAAGGCAAGTTGCTGATTTCTACATTCCCTTTTAAGGCTGCAATCTGCAATGCACTGTCTATTTGGGCTGCGTGAGCCATTGTCTGCGCCTGTGTTAGTTTTTCCTGCAGGTCTTGTACATTTGGTGTATTTGCTTCTTTTTGCGCCTTAAACTGCGATATAGCCTGCGTGACTTCGTCCTGACTTAATCCCTGCTGTTTAAAGTAGTTCTTTAGCACCGCCTCTTCCTTCACAGTCTGTGCTCCACTTACTATGCCTGCGAGTTTTTCGTAATCAAAGTCAATCTTTGCTGTTCCCTGATTGCTTACTCCTGCATTTGTGTTCTGTGTCGCCTGATTCTGATTTCCTTCGCCTTGTGCCTGGTTCTGTGTGTTGATTCCATCTGCCATTTTAAAATACCTTTCCTTTCAGTTTTTCGAGTGTCTCTCGTTCTCAGTTGTAGGGGTGTCTCCCTCTTCAGTTATTTCACGGTGTCTCCGTGTAGTTTTCTGTCTTCGGACAATAAAAAAAGAAAGCTATGTGCCTTCTTGGTTTATCTTATTCTTGTTGTGATTTGTGTTCCGTCCTCTGTAAGCGGGATGTTAATATCCTTGCTGTACACATCCATGTATATTTCTTGCTTGTCTCCGTTGTACGTGAACTCGTAATACTTTGCGTACTTGTGTGGTGCAGACATCAAGCACTTACTATTCTGCAGTGTTTTGCATGACCATACGCAGAATACATTGTCACGATCAATTTGTACATTGATGTCATTTCTGTTGTTTTCGTATTCTGCGACCTTCCTTGCGCATAGTTTTATAAAATCTTCATGTTTCATTTTCTACTCCTCATACATAATTTTTAGTCCATATGCTAAAGCCGTCTCGTGTTCTATCCTACAACCTCTTGCGTTCTCCCAACCTCTGCAAAAATAAACAGTATCACACTGACTCATGTTTTCTAGTGACTTCGCTAAGAAACAAAGTGGTATATTCACCACGCCTCTTTTCTCCATAGCCTCTGCACTATACCACTCATCCGTAAATAGAGTGTTCACGACCTCGTATCCCTCGTCCTTTAGTTTCCCAATCGCGCGGTCTCTTGTGATTGCGATTTCCTTTTCGCTTTTCCCTGCCATTGGCTGTGATAACATTGCCTTCATAGTTTTCTCCTTTCTACTAAAAAAGCACCGCGCTTTGCGATGCTTAGTGTTTTATATACATGTGTTGATTTAATAATAGCCTAATTCGTGTGCTAATTCGTCATCCGATTTTCTCATTTTTTCCCTTAACTCATCGGAAATAACAAACTTCTTTGATTCCTCTGCACTTGGCATCTTGCTATCGTCTATGAGGTCATACATTTCCCCATTGATTTCCATTAACATATTTTCACCTCTTTATAAAACTCACCCTTTTGGATTTTATCAAAAATTTTATTATAGTTTTTGATGTTTCCTCTTCAATCATCGCCTTCGGATGTCCTATAAGCTCTCTTTTTTTCTTAGTATATATCGTTTCAACCAATGTTTCAATATTTTTGTCATTTTTTTGCTTGCTTATGTAGTAAACATCTCCATTGTGACAAGTTATAAGAGAACCACTCTGACCTTCTCTATCGAATAGTTTTTTAATGTCATCACGCGAAGGAAATGAGCTGTTCGGATGGTTGTGAATGACTATGTATGGAGTCCCTCGAGATTCTAAATATTCTTGTTCTAATGCCGAAAATCCACATGCATGTGTTTTTTTACCAACCGCTGTCGTATTCTTTATGAGAACTTCTCCCGTGCGAGCGTCTAGTGCTACTATTTCCTCATACAGAGTATTATTTCTTGATTTAAGTATTTTCATTGATTCTGTGTACATTGATTCACACACCGCCTTGCTATCAACTATCCCTTCAAACTTTTTGTGAAATCCATATGAATTCACAAGTTTAAGGTTAACATGACCTGCGTCTATTATTCCATCGTCTTTTATGTGAGCGAGTTCTCTTTCTGTGTATTCGAATTTCTTTTCTATCCACTGCTGTTCCCTGGATCTAAATATTCTCTGTTTGTCTGTGTCTAAAGAATACCTAGCAAGTCTCCCACACCTTTCTGCTTGTCGCTCGCAGTATGTTGCTTTTGATTCACGCTTTGCCTCGCTGACCATCTTTACTAGATCTCGTCTTGTGATATGCTCAGGCTTTGTGCTTGTCCCTGGAAAGTATGTCGTGTGCGAATCTTTACAGTTTGGATGATATAGTCCTGCGGAAATAGCAGACGAAAGCAAAGGATAGTTTCCATCTTTGCTTGTCCCTCCGCTCCACACATCGTCAATAAATACCTTGCCAACAAAAGGCGCACACAATGGACATGCACTTGTGCGCTTATTTAGTATGACTGTGCTTATGCCCCACTCCTGGCGCATCTCACCTTGTCCTTGTAAGTACGCTCTCTTTGTTGCTGTCCTTATGGCCATCTCAGCATACTTTGACACACTGACCCTTGCTCCATTTTTATACTGCACGCAGTTTATCCCTGCGCTCAAAAAGTCGTGGGTTGCCATGTCGATTGCCTTCTCGTATGTTCCCGCTCCACTTGCTGCATACATTTGTGCATCAAATATGATTGTTCGGTATTGATCGTTCGCTCTTCGAAGGATTGCGTATTCCGCCTTCTCCATATCGTTTGTCGTTGCGTTTATAATCTTCTCAATCTTGTTGTCCTTTTGAAAGAAGGACGAACCTCTTCGATATGCCTTGCCTTTTCCTTTTCCCTCTTTGATGGATTCCAGGATTGCAACCTCTTCATCCATCTTGCCTTGATTAAACGCTTCGTTGATTGCCTCGTCTATGTGTGGATTGATTCGCTTGAATTCCTTATTTAGTTTTTTTGCATATCTGCGTTTAAACTTGTCTAGTTCCTGCAGTTGGACTGTTTGCCATTGCACCCACTCTAGTCCCTCTTCAGTTTCCTGCGCTCTATGGTGCTTCAGATTTCTTATAAGCGATGCTGTGATATCGTCCTCGATTCGTGCGAGTGACCTTGCTACATCATAGTCCATTGCTATATACCTTGTATCCTTGCCTCTTCCATGCCCTTATCTCTGCTTTGAGCTGTGTTCTGCTCTCACATTTAATATTTAGCATTTGGATTTGATTTTCTTTTCTTATCGCGTAAACGCCAAAAGAGACAGAATCGGCCGCTATCTTTAGCAACCCCTCTGCCTCTGCATCGCTCATTTGGTACACGCGCTTTAGTATGTGTACAATTACCATCGCTCTATCCTTCTTTGTTTACTCCTCAATCTCAAAACCACCAAGTGATTCGTTCGCAGATGGCTCATCCATTTCTATGAACCCTTGCTCGGCTTTAAGCCTCTGCACCTCTTGTGCTTTCCATTCCTCTGTTTTGGAATCGCCATATAGTTCCTCGATTGTTGCCTCTATACTTAGAATGCCTCCTGACTTTGCCTTTGCGATAGTTTCCACCTGCGACTCAAATGACGGATTTGCGTATTCACCAAATGTGATTGTAACTTCCACCTCTTCAAATGGTTTCTTTTCCATCACTGCGGCCGCGTTAATTGTCATATTGACGAGTTTTGGTATGCACGATGACAGTGCCTCAATGATTGCGTCTCGTGTATATAGTGTCGCCTTTTCCTTTTCGCGCTGTGCCTCTGCATTGTCTAGCTTTTTAACATCGATTCCAAGCGTCGACGGACTGACTATTCCTTGCAGTGCTAGATCTAGTGCTGTGATGTATGTTGACAAATAGCTATCGTGTGGAATTGCAGGCTGTTCAATTTCTATCTTGTTTGACGCCCCCTCGCGGTTGTCTGTGTCGGTCTTTATAAAGCGATTATCGAATGCGTTGGGTTTCATTACCATTCCCGTGTTTGGATCGCGCGGCAAAAAGCATTCAGGAATGTACTCCCTTGTCCTGCCCGCTCTTAATGCATCCATCCATTGCGACCATGCCTCATCCAAACTATCAAAGCTGTCTGTTTTACGGTCAAAAATAGACTGTCCTCTTCCTTCCCACTTGCTTGAGCCATAGATGTTAAAAGGCACAGCAAGTATGAGGTTTTCGTCGAATTTGTAATCCGACAGTGTGCTCGTGAACTGCGTGCTATTCAAATCTACCATTTGTTCATTGCGATATAACTCGTTTTTGAGATAACCATAGCCATATCGCTCTATGAGTGTGTAGTTGTGTCTTTCCTCTGTAAAGAATGTCTTTACAATCACCTCTTTGAGTCGCTTGCGATTAAATATTAGTTTTACTCTGTCCCCTGGCACCCACTCGACGATTGGCAATTTGCTTATTTTAGGATCGAACCCTATCTTGAATACCCCATCGCCTATATACAGCGTCTCTTTGGTTGCCTCTTTGAGTACCTCCTTGATGTTATTCTCTGCAGCTATTTGCTCCCATCTATCCTCGATGTCTTTTGATTTGATTTCGATTGCGTTTAGATCCGTCAAAGTAATGCTCGTTAGCATGTCCACAATAAGACCAGGCAGTCCCGTGTGTACTCTTTTTATTTCCATCCCTGGTGTTGATCTTGCTCCCCAAAATGACACGCTTGCATTAGGTGTTGCAATCTGTGTGTATAGTTGCGATAGCTCGTATGCATCACCTCTGTACCATATGCGATTCTTTGCCGCATTGTCCTCAAATGTCATTGCAGCAGTTATCCTGATTACTCCAGGCATTGCATCTTCGATTTCTAAAAAGTTTCTTAAGCTATTTTTAATCATATTCATCAATCCCACTTTGTCTTTCTTCCTTTCCGATGATTTCCTTGTATGGCAACCACGCATACTGCGATGCATTGATTGTGTGGTCGTTTCCATCTTCAGGCATGTCTTTCTTATCGTCCCAACTGTATGTGTCTATCTCTTTTAAGTGTTCTATACAGTGGTCGCAGACAAGATATAAACCCTGTGCTATCCATCCAATCTGCAGGTTGATTCGGTCTATAATCTTTGTCTTTTTATAAGAACCAATGAAGTTATAGATACTTCCATGTGTTCGCTTGTATTTGTTCAGTTCCGTCAATGTCGCTTGGTCCGCACTGTCCACAAACACATCTTTAGCAAAACCCCACTCCTTTCGGTTCTTTTCGAGGAATTTTACAAATCGTTCTGCTGTGTCCGATGGTGCGATTGGTATGTCTACTGATGCGTTGTTGTATACCTCTTCATCGAGTGTTATCAATACACCCTTTGTTGTTATGCCCTGAAATATCATCGAAATCGTATCAGGGCTCTTGCTTGAGTAAGCTGTGTCTAGTCCCGCAGTAAAACGAGCAAACTTGACCTCTCCTCGTTCTATTTGCTCTTTTAGATAACTTGCCTTGATGGTGTCTTTCTTTTGCTCAAAGTTAATAAAAACGATGCCCGTTGCTCTTCCACGCAAGCCTTGAATCTTGTTTTTGTATAACTTTGTCCCTGGCGGTGCAGATTGTTTCTTTTTTTCGATAGCCTCTTCAGTGAGGCTTGCATTATCTTTAAAACTAAAAAACCAATACCTCCATCCTGGAATTGGTGTTTCTACTAGTTCTTTTAATATCTCTTCAGGCACATCTGCTCTATACTTTTTAAACGGCCGTGAATGGTTTATAAACTCTTTGTATATAGGCAGTGCAGGATTGTCGGGATTGAGTGTCGCTAATAAATATTCGTTTCTTACTGACACCTCTCGCACGAATTCCATATTCGCTGTGTTTATCTCGTCTATAAACACACAGCCATACTGTCCTCCAAGTGCTAACTTCCACTTCTGTGCATCGTTGTATCCTAATACATAGATGATCTTGTCTTCAAACCTTATGTGAGATAGTTTGTTCTCCTTGTCGCCATTTCCACGGTACTCTGCGTTCTTGTGTACATCAAGGATTCCGTTATCCTGGTTGATGATATTCTTCTCAGCCGTTCCGATTGTTGTGCTTGCCAATATATGCAATTTCTGTTTGCTTTTAGATACCATTCGCATGAACTTGACAGATGCACCAACTGTTGTCTTTCCCGATGCTGTAGTCCCCTCTAGAAACTCAGCACTCACCCCCTCAGTGGTGTTGATAAAGTCAATATACTTTTGGCTCAATGGAAAGTTACTCTTCAAGGCCCTCACCGCCCAACTGTGTCATAATTGCATCTAGTTTGGTGCTATCCTCTGCAGTAACCGCGATGTTACGCGTATCTCTCCACAAATTTGGTTTCCTGTTTCTTAACCAAAAAATCTGCGCGGTGGTGTCCCCCTGCACATGCTTGGTTATAATCTTCTTTCGTTTTTTCCCTTTTGAATCGACCTCTATCGTTGTCTCTTCATAGTCATATCCAAGTGCATTTTTGAGGAGTGCATTTTCGACTTCGATGTCTACGACTTCCTTGCCTTTTTTTAAGGCGTTACGAATGTCACTATATTTGTTTTTCCATTCGTTGAGCGTTTTCCTCGATATTCCAATGTTGTGAGCTATCTGTTCATCTATAAGTCCATCACGCGCCCATCCCTCGATTTTTAACAATCCTTCCTTGGTTCGCCATTCATCATATTTGCCCTTTGCCATAATGCCCTCCTTCCGTCATTTTATGTTAGCCTTTCAGCTTTTTGTCCCGTTAGTTCTTCCCATCTTTTTACGATGACATCACAGTACCTTGGATCTAGTTCCATGGTTAAGCATTTCCTCTTCAGGTGTTCGCACGCTATAAGAGTTGTGCCACTTCCACCAAATGGATCTAAAACAAGTTCGTTTTTTCTGCTACTGTTTTGTATCTGTTTTGCAATTAACTCGATAGGTTTCATTGTTGGATGTTCTATGCTCTTTGCAGGTTTGTCGTACTGCATTACCGTTGTCTGCGTTCTATCATCGATAAAATAGTGTGCAGCTCCTTCTTTCCATCCGTAAAGGCAGGGTTCATGCTGCCAATGGTAATCTTGTCGGCCTAGAACCATCGTATTCTTTACCCAAACAAGCACTTCTCGTACTGATAAGTCTGTCTGCTCTATTGCATCTAAAAAAGCCTTTCTCATCGTGTCTGCGTGCCATATGTAGACCACCCCCCCAGATTTTAGCCATTCTGCCATGTTTTTAAACGCTGCCTCTAGGAAGGCTGTGAAGTCGTCAGTTGATTGATGGTCGTTTTGAATCTTTAGTTTATCCTTTGTCTTGCCTTCATATGCCACATTGTATGGTGGATCTGTTACTATCAAATCTACCACTCTGTCATCTACAAGCCTCTTCATGTCCTCGCTGTTCGTACTATCGCCACACGCGAGTACGTGTTCTCCTAGTTGCCATATGTCTCCTGGCTTTGTGACTGCCTCTTCAGGTAGTGCCTCTTCAGGGTCAAAGTCGTCATCGTATTCCTCTTCAGTTCCTAGTTTGATTATGCCTGCGATTTCATCTTCCGCGAAACCCGTTAGCTCTAAATCAAAGTCCATCTCCTGCAATGCTTTCATCTCGCTTTCGAGTATGTCGTAATCCCATCCCGCGTCTAGTGCGAGTTTATTGTCTGCGATTATGTATGCTCGTTTCTGTTCCTCACTTAGATGCTCAACAAATAAGCAAGGTACCTTGTCTATTCCGAGTTGTTTTGCTGCCATCATTCTTCCATGACCTGCGATGATTCCGTATTCCTTGTCAATAAGTATTGGATTTATAAATCCAAACTCGCTTATACTTTCTGCAATTCTATTAAGCTGTGCCTCGCTATGTGTTCTTGCATTGTTCTCATATGGCATTAGCTTGCTGATTTCTATTTCTTTGTAATTCATTTCTTCTCCTGAAAATAAGCAAAACAAAAGGCAGCTATAAAACTGCCCTTTGCTTAGTGAATTATGAGTTTCAAACACTTTAGTTTGAGAGATGTATTGCGGTGTGCCGTTGCCCTTATCCCGTCACACTCCACACTATCATGATAACACTGTTTTTTTTCCCTGGTTTCCGAAGTTTTGATTTTAAATCAATTTAAGGTTCTCTGCTGTCTTGTAGATGAACTTTGACTTGTATGATCCATATGTGCTTACTGCTGCATCACGCGGATACCTCTCGAAATATAAGATGCTATTCCATACCCCATTTTGGTATTCGTATGGGATAGTGTCGAGCGCCTTTTCGATTGCCCTCGTCTTTTCGATGAATGCATCTCTTTTGATAACCTTCTGTGCAACGATGTCTTGTATATCCGTCCCTCGTGGTTGTCCATCAGATAGCTTTGCACATTCGTCAAGGATATCTTGTGCTTTTGCTTTGAGTCTATAATAATCTCTAATCTGCCATACCGTTTGATGATATACTTCTGTGGGCAGGTTATACTTGTTATTCTTTTGCCTTTGGTAATCTCTCATTGCACACTAACCGAGCTCGGCAATACCAAGCTGCTTTTCCCTTTCTCTTATTTTTATAGGTCCCTCTGCACGGACCGTCTTTCCTCGTGGCCATGCCTTGTACTTTCTTGGTTTGTCTAAAGCTATCTCGGTATACTCTAGATAATCAAGTCCCGTTACAGGATGGGTGTATCTCCTTATGCTGTCTTTTGCTATGTAATAACCTTTGATTGCCTTTGGATCATCAAATAGAGCCGCGATACTTACTGGCTCTCTTTTAACAATTGGCTTTTCTAAGTTTCTGCTGCACGAATATCTGCGCTTAGTAGGACAATCTTCATTCCTAAATGTCTTCTGTGTTTCTTTTATCAAATAGTTTGCAAGCAGGTGATAGTCACCACTATCATCAAACAGTGTTGGCTTTACCCATCCCTTGCCCCACTTCTTGTTTATAAGGGCTGCATCGCAAGTGTTGATTATAACATGGTGATGGATTCGCTTATTTTCGTATTCTGTAACAGCAATCCACTTTAGCTCGTCTCCCATTGCATACTTGAGTCTGTTCAAAAAATTCTTGAGGTGTTTCTTTGCCTCTGCAGGTGTTGGCTCATCATGGCCATATGTTAGTGTGTAGTGTCCTGATCCATATCCAAAATTGTGATTGATTAATCTTCTAAAGTTTCGCTCTGCTATGATGTCGTTTATTTTCTTTACATTTTCGGGTGTGGCATTCATTCTTTGCGCCCTCTTTCCTTTATGACATCCTGATGGAAGTTTAATGACATGCTCAATAGTTCTTCCTGCTACGCATGTCTCTTTTATAGCTACTTGTTTTATTTTTGCCATCTCTCGTTTTTTCCCTCTATTACTAATACTCTTATCGAGCTGCAATGCTCTTCACTCGAGCTCGTCTTTTTTCCTATATATATAATGTAGGTTTTTATAAATTCTTGAACTTATCGCACATCGCAATCACCTGGATTGCTTCCTTTGTTGCATTGACTGCATGGATTCTTATTTTTTCAACTCGTCTCTTTTGTATATCTATATCTTCGTCTTTGCGGAGATATGCCCACCACGTCCTTATAATCTTTTCGATTTCTTCCGACTCCTCGGCGAGTTCTTCTGTCTCTTCTAAGATGACTGCGTACCCTTCGTGGGTGCTGTTAAATTGTGGGTGTATCTTGTTTGCATCTTCAAGCTCTCTTTTTACAAGGGCCTCTATTTCTTTATTCATTTTCAATTCTCCTGCTGTATGTTTGGAAGTATACCTTTAGTCCCTTTTGAAAGGCTGTGATATATTCCTTGCGAGCGCCTTTGCTCTCTAACCAATTATCGAGCAGGTATATGATGTTAGCTTTATCAAGCAAGCGCAGGCAGATGCTCATATAGTCATCCCAATCGCAGATTGATGGAAGGCTAATCTCTGCAGGATTGATTATTGTTGCTCCTGGAAATTTTTCCTCGGCATCTTTTCTCGCCTCTTCAAATAGTTCTTTATAGTTTGCCTGACCTGTTATCTTTCCGCTTAAGTAAATTACTGTTTCGTTTTCGTTTTTCATCGTTTCCCTTTCTTCGACTGTTATATCTTCTCGCATACATCGACTTCATACAAAATGTGTAGTCCACTACCATTGTCCCAATCAACCATGATGGATCCTGCATCGTCTACCCCTTGCACAGTTCCCTCTGTGCCTCGTGGTGGTGCGTATGGATCCTGCATTGATATAAGCCTAACCCTGGTTCCTTCAGGGTATTCCTCGCGCAATCTTTTAACTACATCTCTACTTGGTAAATTCATGAACATTTTGGTTCTCCTTTGCTCGTCAAATATAGATTCAATTAGATAGGTGCTTTCATATATGTTGCCGATAACTACTAATCCATAAAGCCATATATTGTCTTCGCATAAATCTTCTAGTTCAAGGTTGGTTCGTTTTCTTTTGTCCTTTGGAATTTGCTTGTAGTCAATTAAAAACCGACCATCTGCATAATGTACTTGCCATTTCTTCCAATCCTCTTGATTTTCCGATGCCTTGCTCAACAATATGTCCCCATCGTATATCTCTACTCCGTTGAAATCTTTCAACCCTGTTGATTGCATTAAGATAATCTTTTTTATTGGATTTGTGACGATTGCCAATTCGCTAATATGATATGTTGCTATTTGTCTTTGACAGTCTATAAAATCTACCTGACATACTCTTTTAAAGTTTTTATCCCATACTCTAAAATTTGGAATCATCCTTCCACCTCTTCAGCTGCACCACCAAGGCTCGTTTTCTTTATGCAAAAATCGTTCATGATTTTGTGCATTACATCGACGGAAGTCGATGCTGCAGTTTCGCCTTCGTGATACCAACACCAACAATGTGTGTCGTCTTTGATTCCCTTTACCTTTCCTATTTCGTATCGATCGCCATTTCGATATATAAAAACATCGCCTGGCTTGAATTCGTTTAAGGTCTCTTTTTCTTTCATTTCTACATCCTCTCTGCTATGTGTTTTATTACATTAACTGTCACTCCGTTGCCTGCCTGCTTGTATAGTTGATTGTTTGAGTTTAGCTGCTCTGCTCTTTCAAAATATTTGTCCTCCCACCCCTGCAATCTAAAGCACTCGCGTGGTGTTAGTTTTCTTATTGCAAGATAGCAGTTATATTTTTCGCTCCAGGTTGCCCATACACTACAGTTATCATATAGCTCTACTACAACTCCTTGATTGCAAGATGTATCTAGTGTCTGCGCGACTTGGTCGCCTACTCTTCCTCGTCTTGTTGTGCTATTTGGTACTGCGAGGTTGACACTATCTCCCTTGTCTGCAAGAGCATATCCTTTTTTTGTAGCTTCCTTTATTTTGATTTCATCCACCCCACTTTTATCATTTGGTTGCACGGATATTGCAACGCCATGTCTGTCTTGTGCTGTTAGTGTAAAAGAGGGTTCGCCATCTTCTTTCATTCTTCGTCCATTCTGTCGCTTGTTTTCTCGCTCAGGCGTTAGGACTGGAATTGCTATTGCTGTTCCCTCTGCAGAGTGTGTTTTTACTCCGCTGTCTTCCCTTGCAAGCAGACAATTTGCGATGTCTATTTTCTGAGGTGCCTTTGATGATTTGTCTATACCAAACTGCTCTGAAAATGCTAGTGGTATAGCAACTGCAGTTCCTGATGGGCCTTGCTTTGACACCCCTCGATCCTCATTCGCTGTCAAGCAGTTTGCAATTTCGAGTTCTTGCAGCTTGCTGCTTGTCTTTACAACCCCAAATGGTTGTGTTATATATGCCTCTAGGCCTCCACCTCCACATTTTGTTAGGCAGGGAGCAATTCCCTCACGATCGTAAACTCTGTAACGATTGGGATTATCTCGTTTCACCCCCCCTATAAGGCCTATTTGCTTAATACAATTTTCTCCGCCTGCTTTCTCGATAGGAAATACTTCCCGTCTACCTGCTCCTCTAAGATGTCCAACAATAAACACTCTTTCGCGGTTTTGTGGGACGCCATGGTGTTTCGAGTTGATAACTTCCCACTCCGCATCGTACCCAATTTTGTCCAATTCAATGAGAAGCCTTGCAAAGTCGAG